TGGCACGCATGGCAGCGCATGCCGCGCCCCACGCTTCCATGGCAGCACGTGGCACGAGCGCACCGAACCAGACGACACCCTCCGCCGATTCCGCCTGGGCATCACGATTAGAACGCACGTTCGCATGGAATGTGGCTTGCAAGTCGTAAAAGCGACCCCCATACCCCCGTTCAACCGGTACTGCTACGTGCTTCCAATGCAGCCACCGCAGTGTGCGCACCCTGGGGAACTGTTCCCCGGCTTGACAACAAAACCATGGCGTTTGCAGCGGGAACTTGTGCCTCGCGTGCGCGCGTTTTTGAAGGAGGGGAACACAGGTAAGCGGCCCAAAGGCGTTCGCTGAGGCTCACAGGGCCGCAGGTAGATGGAACCATTGCCCCGCGAGGGCCTTCCAGAGGCTACCCTTCCCCCGTGTCGGCGCAGGTGGTGCCGATGGAAGGTGCCGCCAGGGTGCAACCATCCCCCTCTACCACGTTGTACACGGATTCCGTGTACTTCGTGCCGCCGTGCGACCCCCAGGGAGCGGTTTGGGCGGCTTCGTATCACCCAAATGGGGGATCTTCGCGCACGAGTGACTCAAAACCAGTGCTCAGATTGATTGAGAGGGTGAGAGGGCGGTTTTCTAGACCTTCGGGACGCGACAGCCCCCTCTCCGCACAGGCTGTAGGCCAAGGTGGCCGCACCGGCTCCAACCCGGACGGGGTGGGTTCGATTCCTACACAGCCTGCCATCAGGGATAGGGAGTGGCAGTTCTCCGCCTGGCCTGGAACCAGGACATCTCGCTGGTGCAATTCCAGCATCCCTGACCAATTCGTGGTCTCGGCGCTAGAGCAGGCGTCGGGGGCAAGGGCGATGCTCGCCGCCACCGCAAAGCGTGTCTGATGCCGAAGTCGTCGAGGCCCTGGGTTGTGAACCCAGCATCAGTCGGGTGCGAGTCCCACCAGACACTCCAATTCCACCCTGTACCTGGCTGGCTGCCAGGGTGAAGGTGGGTAAACGCGGCTTCCACGTTCTGCGGGGGTTTGAGCCGCCGCCGTTCCGTGCAAGGCCCTGCCAGGGCCGTAGCGGGCGGTGTTGCCCTCGACATCGCTACAGAGCAGACGGAGAGCAGGCGTGCTGCAAACGCGCCGACGGGGTTCGACTCCCCAGTAGCGTCCACGGAGCCTCGCATTGGTGTGCTTATCCGGTTCGAACCCGGTGATGGTCGCAAGGCTGTGGGGGTTCGACTCCCTCAGGTTCCGCCATGGAAGTTCAACCCGATAGGTTCGGGGACAGGTTGCTAACCTGATCGGCGCTAGACTGGCGCTGAGGATCGTGCCCTCGGGCTTCCGCCATTGCTCCGCTAGAGGAAAAGCCGCGCTCTCCTAAAGCGCGAGACGTGGGTTCGATTCCCACCGGGGCAGCCACTTCGTGTCTCGACACGCACACGCCGCGCGTGAAACCCGCGTGGAGGAAAGTCCGGACTCCTACTCCAAACTCGCGACGCGAACCTGGGAGGTCAACATGCGCTACGGCACATGGTTCGACGGCCACTAGACCAGTAAGGCCGGGGGGAGCAACACAAACTTGGTAGTGGCAGCGGCCTATAGACGGCCGCCAGGCGACAATACTCAGCCTGAGGTAGATGTGTGCGCACGACAGAATCCGGCTTACAACGACACGACATGTCCTGATAGCTCAGCGGATAGAGCGGTAGGCTTCGAACCTACGCGTCGGGGGTTCGACTCCCTCTCGGGACTCCATTGCTCACTAGCTCAGTAGACAGAGCGCGCCCCTGCGAAGGGCGAGGCCGCTGGTGCGACTCCAGCGTGGGCAACCACTTGCAAGCGCGTAACTTCGGATGCTCGCATCCGACTGACGTGGCTCGTCCTGCCACGACCTCCAAAGGACGCGGGAAAGGGGTAATCCCGGTGCTGCCTGCGCGCAGGAGAGAACAGCACGAAACCCACACGGGCGGTTAGCTCAGTCAGGAGAGCGGCTGTTTTACACGCAGCGCGTCGGGGGAGCGAAGCCCTCACTGCCCACCATGCGTCTCTAGCTCAACAGGCCAGAGCGTCACGTTGCCAACGTGAAGGTTACGGGTTCGAAGCCCGTGAGACGCTCCATGCGACCAAGGTGTACTTGGTGGTCACGACTGGCTTCCAACCAGTAGGACAGGGTTCGACTCCCTGTGGTCGCTCCATGTGAAGGCTGGACATAGGTGAGTCCCGCTGGCTGTAACCCAGCCGTCTACGACTGTGGGGGTTCGACTCCCTCCCTTCACACCATGCGCAGGTGGCGGAATTGGCATACGTGCTGGTCTCAGAAACCAGTGCCCGAAAGGGATTGAGGGTTCGACTCCCTCCCGGCGCACCATGCAGTCTTAGCTCAGCGGTAGAGCGGTCGGTTGAAGCCCGACGCGTCCCTGGTTCGAACCCAGGAGATTGCACCACGCCAGCTTAGTGACAACGGCAGCACACTCCCTTCGTACGGTAGTGGTAGGGGTTCGATTCCTCTAGCTGGCTCCATGTCCGCATCGACTAGTGGTTAGGTCGTCAGGCTCTCAACCTGGAAGCCGGGGTTCGAATCCCCGTGTGGATACCATGGCTCTGTAGGCATCTGGTGAAGCCGCACGCCTGTCTAGCGTGTGAGGCGGGTTCGATCCCCGTCAGGGTCGCCATTGGGAGGTCGTCTAACGGCAGGACGCGAGGCCCTGAACCTCGTAGTGTGGGTTCGAATCCTACCCGCCCAACCATCGGTAACACCCCAGGCACTCACGTGCGCTACGGGCCTCATGATCCCGTTGCAAAGGCGCACCCCGCTGGGAGGTTGCGGGTTACCACTCTCCCCTTACATGGGGCACGTTCTGAAGACGGAGGAAGGTTTGCACCTTTCCGAGCGGGGTTTGATTCCCCGGCGCTCCACCATGGATCGCTAGCTGAATTGGCACAGCACCTGGCTCTTACCCAGGCAGATCGGGGTTCGAATCCCTGGCGGTTCACCATTGGAGAGTAGCTCAGCGGCAGAGCGGTCGGCTGTTACCCGAACGGTCGGAGGTTCGAATCCTCCCTTTCCAGCCATGGCGGTTTAGTCTTCTGGTGACGACACGAGTCTCATAAGCTCGGGCAGGTCGGTTCGATTCCGACAGCCGCTTCCATTGAGAGGTAGCTCAGGGGTTAGAGCACCCGTCTGATACGCGGGGTGTCGAAGGTTCGATTCCTTCTCTCTCAACCATTCCCGGTCGGCGTCCTTGTGGCGCGGGCTGGGGCAAGTAGGCCACGCAGAACTACTCCTCGCGTGACCGATGTGGCTTCGGCAGAGGGTCTGCCGCGCGCCAGAACATACGACCGAAAGGACATCACCTTGTCGTCAACCCCCACTCACCTGATGCGTTATGCGTCGGCTCTGGCCTTCGGGCTGGTGTCGCTGTGTTTCGCGGATGGTCTGCCTGGGCGGCTACAAGACTGGTGGCTTGGACGTGGTATGGAAGGTGCTCCGGAGGCTCGACTGGCTGCATGTTCGTCCCTGGCAGGGGGCGAGTATGCGCCGTGATCCTGTCGTTGTCGCGTCGTGATGCGGAGACTGGGACGCGTGGCCGCTTTTTTTTGTGCTCTGTGACCGAACACACGTTCTAAGGAGGCCGAGTGCCGCTCTACACGTCAGTGCAGAACGGGACGGGCGCTGGGCGCAAGCGAGCGCCGAAGCCTCCGTACCCACACGACTGGGTGTGCCCCGGATGCGGGGCGCGCTGTAAGTACTACTGGCTGCGCTGTCCCGTGAAGGGCTGCGCAGAACGACGACCAGAACCAGAGGAGGACGACTAGATGGCAAACCGAAAGGGCAGCCGCAGCGCGATGAAGCTAGGCGCGCAGCAGAAGGTCGCCCGCCGACTGAACCCCAGCATTGGCAGGCAGGCTGGGTCGTATGACCACCAGCAGTACGCCCTCGCGACCTTCAAGGGTCGGGGCGGCCCAGCAACCCCTTCGACGCTGAAGAACTGAGGCGACTCCGATGCCAGCCATGACGGAGGCGACCCCCTTCCCGTTTTGGGTGGTTCGCAAGATCGGAGAGCCGCTTCTGCTGGAGGCGGACTGGAACTACACCTTCCCGAACGCCAAGTTCGCGCTGTTCGCATCCTCGTCGGGTACGCTCGCGCGTGAGACCTCCAACCTACTGGTTGGCGGCGCAGGCTCGGTGAAGATGCTGACGGCGGCAACGTCGAACGATGCGACCGAACTGAAGTACTCGCACCACTACATCCAGCCGAAGGGCTGGTTCCTGGCGCTGGAAATGAAGTGGACGCAGCAGTTCGCATCCGGCGGCACGAACATGCAGATCGGCATCGAGAACCGCGATGCTTCGAACATCAAGCACGTGCGATTCCGCTGGACGCCGACCACCAGCAAGTGGATGTACGAGGACAACGCGCTGGTCTACCAGGACTTCCCGGCCAGCATCGGCGGCCCGCTCGTCACGGAGAAGCCGAACGTGAGCACGACCTCGGGATCCAAGTGGGGCTGGGCGCGCTGCGTGATCGACCCCTTCAACAACAAGTACGTGGGCTTTGAGGCCAGCGGCCTGACCGGCATCGAGACGCGGGACATGCGAACCATGAACCTGCCGTGCTCAGTCGAGGGCGTGGCGTCGGCCTACGAGCTTCTGTTCTTCACCCTGGTGCAGGCTGGCGCTGCGCTGGCGGAGCCGGGATACACCACGGACTGGTGCATTTCGGTCATCCCGCCGACCGTAGACCCATTCTCCCCGGAGGACTGATGGCAGCCAAGAAGCGAAAGCCCATCAAGATCAAGAAGTCCACACGCGGCAGCTTCACCAAGGCCGCGAAGTCGTCGGGCATGAGCGTGCAGCAGAAGGCGAACGCCGTGCTCAAGTCCAAGACCGCCAGTCCGGCGATGAAGAAGAAGGCCAACTTCGCGCGTAACGCTGCGAAGTGGAAGAAGAAGTAGGGACAGGGCTGATGTGGGTACCCGCTCCCCCAGCGGAGAATCCCCCGAAGCCACCCCTCTGCTAGGAGGCCAATGGACACCGCGTACAAGTCAGTCACCGCAGGCGGCGAGGATCACGCAGGCGACGTAGCCCAGGCGTGGATCCCAGGGATCACGGGCACGTACCCGAAGAAGTTCTGGTGGTTCTCGACCCGACCGACGCCCTACCTGCCGCATACCTGGCAGTACGTGTTCCATGGTGCTCACTCGGCAGACAAGAAGCTGCGCCGCTACCGACACCTGGTAGCTGGACGCCGTGGAGGCAAGACGCTCTCGGCTGCGTGGGAAGTGCTGTTCTACGCCCTCCACCCGGAGGAGTTTCGCGCGGATGCGCCGGTTCCACCCGGCAAGCGCCCGCTGTGGATCTGGTGCCTGGCCAAGGACTTCCAGGCAGGACGGCCTGCCCTGCTGACCTTCATCGAGGTCTGCAACGCAGCTGGACTCGTCAAGGATCGGGACTACAAGTACAACCGCAGCGCCCGCACCTTTGAGTTCGCGGAGTCGGGAACGCTGGTCGAGTTCAAGTCGGCCGACGATCCTCAGTCGCTCCGAGGCGCAGGACTGGACATCCTCTGGATCGACGAGGCCGCCTTCCTGCCGAACAACGAGGCGTGGGAGGTTGTGCGCTCGGCGCTGGGCGACAGGCTCGGCCTGCTCATCACCACCACAACCCCGTGGGGCAAGAACTGGTTCTATGAGGAGTTCTTCCAGGGGCCAGCGATGGGCGACCCGACGCAGTTCCGTGTCGAGTACACGAGCATCGACAACCCTTACTACCCGTACAGCGAGTGGGTGTACAACCAGGCCCACATGCACCCCGTCACGTTCAAGCAGGAGCACATGGCCGCGTTCGACGCCATGGCGGGAGTTGCACTCGCGGGCGAGTGGCTGAAGTACTACGTGTTCGGCAACGTGGACACGAAGACGGACGACATCAGCATCCAGCACTACAAGACCGACAACAACCGCTACGACCTCCGGGTCTTCATCGGGATCGACCCCGCCATCAGCATCGCTGACGACGCGGACGACTTCGCCATGGCGGTCATCGGTCTTGCCAAGGACAACTCTCAGGTCTTCCTCCTGGACTACTTCCTCGGGCACATCGCGTTCCCGGAGCAGGTGGACAAGATCCAGGAGTGGCACCTGAAGTGGCGTCCCGAAATGATCGGCATCGAGTCAAACGCCTTCCAGCGCGCTCTGGAGCAGCAGGCGAACCGCCTGCCTGGAATCCCGGCCATTGTGCCGGTGTTCTCCAAGGGCAAGAAGGAGGAGCGCATCCTCACGATGTCACCGCTGTTCAAGGTCGGCAAGGTTCGGATCCGCAAGAACCAGGGCGACTTCATCGACCAGTGGGTCAGCTTCGATCCGGAGCAGAAGAACCAGAAGGACGACCTTCTGGACGCCGTGGAAATCGCGCTCGGCGTAGCGAACGTCCTGCTCCCAGCCGCGCCGCACGTAGACAGCGTGGAGCGGCCGCAATCCCTGGATGAGCACGCGCGCGCGTACATCCAGCAGCAGAAGCGAATGAAGACACCCTACGACCCCGAACTCGGGGAAACGGCTTAGGAGGGAGGCGAATGCCAGTGGGCGCGCACGTAGAGATCAACAAGCACCTGGATCGCATGGGAGTCACGTACTCCACCGCGACCGCCGGTGTCACCACGGTGACCGCCGGTAACACCACGCTCGATTGGAAGACGCTTCAGGAGATCGAGCGGTCGGCAGCCGCCGAGGGACACGAACTCGTGTTCACGGCTGGCGCGCTGAAGATCCGCCCGAAGGACAGCAACCTCTAATGTGGATCAGCAAGCGGTCTTACGAAGATCTGCTGCTGAGCCACAAGCGAGAGATCGACATCATGACGGCCTGGATCGAGCAACTTCAGGCGCAGGTGGGGGCCGTTGGCCACTCGCCGCGTGCGGAGGAGTTCGGTACGCCGCAGCTGGTACCGGAAACCCTGTACGTCGGAGACGACGAACAGGATCTGCTGGACGCCCGTGAGGCAAACCTGATCGACGACCTCCAGCTGGAGGAAGGTCTGCGCCAGCTGGGCTACTTGAACAAGGAAGTCGTCGTCAACCGCTAGCTGAGAGGAGGCGTCAGTGGCTGATCAGAAGCAGTCGAACGATTCGATTCGGTTCGCCAAGACCGCTGGCGACCTAGGCTCACAGCGCAAGAAGCTGTACCAGTCGCTGGGGCGCGATCACATCGAGTGGAAGATGAACCGGGAGTTCTACAAGGGCAACCAGTGGGTCTTCCCGAACCCGGTCACGGGTCAGATCCAGGATCTGAACTTCGGCCTGGGCGACAACGCGCAGCCCCGCTTCAAGGTGCGGCTGACCAGCAACCAGATCAAGAGCGGCGTCATGTCCTACGTGGCGCAGCTGACGAAGACCAAGCCGGTGATCAACGCCTCGCCTAACTCGGGCGATGACAAGGATCTCCGGTCGGCACAGATGGCCGAGGCGCTGTACGAGTACTGGTGGCGCGAGTTCAACATGAAGTCGAAGCTACAGTCGGCGCTGGTCAACGCGACCCTCTCGCAGGGGTACTGGAAGATCAGTTGGGATCCGTTCGCGGGCCGAGGCACGACGTTCCTGCTGAACCCGCAGTCGGGCCAGCCGATCACCGACCCGGTGATGGCCGATCTGTACAAGGAGGAGCTAGAGGCGCAGGGGCTAGACCCCTCGCAGTTCAGCAAGACGGTGAACCTGGGCGACATCGAGATCGAGGTCATCCCTGGTGAGAATGTCATCCTCGACCCGGCAGCCTCGACTTTCGAAGACGCCGAGTTCGCCATCTGCAAGCACTCCATGGATCCGTCCGAGATTCAGGCGCGCTGGAACGTGACTGTCAAGCCTGACCAGGTGCCCGACGACCAGATGACGGGTCTGCCCTTCGGCATCCAGCAGAAGCAGGGCGCGGACAAGCCGCTGCCTGTGACCAAGGATGTCTGGATCATGTACCACCGGAAGACGGCGGCGCTGCCGCAGGGCCGGTACGTGGTCTGGATCGAGGGGCCGGACAAGATCCTCATGGACACGCCGTGGCAGTTCCCGTTCGATGAACTCCCCCTGGTCAAGTTCCCAGGCATCGAGCGGCCCAACTCCCCGCTGGACGACCCGCTCGTCACGGACGCGCGACCGATCCAGAAGGAACTGAACCGCACGCTTAGCCAGATCGTCACGCACAAGAACCTGACGATCAAGCCGCAGATGCTGGCCCCAACGGGCAGCCTGCGCGACCGGCTGACGGACGAGCCAGGAGCCGTGTTCCAGTTCAACCCTGTCGGCAACCAGCGCCCTGAGTGGCGCGAAATGCCGGGCCTACAGCCGTACGTCTTCAACCACCTACAGGACATTCAGAGCAGGCTCGACCGCCTGTTCAACCTGGCACAGGTGCAGACGGGCACGCCGCCGCCGAACGTCGAGGCGGGCATCGCCATCGACCTCCTTCAGGAGGCCGCAGTCGATCAGATCAGCCCGATCATCCAGCGCCTGGAGGAGGCGCTTGTGCGCGCGGGCCACATCATGGCCAGCTTCGCACAGGCGTACTACATCGAGCCGCGCCTGCTGAAGATCATCGGCGCGGGTGGCTCGGTGCAGGTGAAGAAGTTCAAGAACAGTGACATCAGCGGCGGCTTCAGCTTCTATGCCGAGGCCGGTTCGGGTCTGCCGCGCACGCGCGCGGGCAAGCAGGCGCAGATCGAGTTCATGCTCCAGAACCAGCTGATCGACGGCCGACAGGCACTCAAGCGGCTCGATGTGGCGGACTCCAAGGGTCTGCTCCAGAAGCTGGCGCAGGACGAGGACATGGCCCTGCGCGAGAACGACAAGCTGATTCACGGACAACCCCTCAACCCAATCGCGCTACAGCAGGCGATGGCGCAGGTGCAGCAGATCATGGCTGACCCGCATGCTGATCCCGATGGGGATGGAATCCCCGACTCGCCGCAGCAGAAGATGGCGTGGGCGCAGCAGACGCTGGAGCAGGCAGCCGTCGCACCGCAGCCGTTTGAGGATTACCAGACGCACCTGGAGACACACGCCAGCTTCATGAAGTCGTCGGAGTTCGAAACGCTGGATCCACAGATTCAGCAGAGCTTCATCGACCACTGGGAGCAGACGCTCCAGACGATGATGAGCCTGCCGCAGATGCCGCAGGAGCCGAAGGCCGTTCAGACGACGCTCCAGCTGAAGGGCACGGTTGGCCCAACGGCAGCCGCTGAGATCCTCAACCGCAGCGGTGTGATCCAGGTAACGCCGGATCAGATGGCCGAGGAGCCGCTGGAGACGTGGGTAAGCGACGACACAGCAGAGCCGAACGTGTCGTCGGCTGGTAACCACCCACTCGACCAGGCGGAACAGATCCAGGCCATGCAGCAGCAGCAGGATCAGGCTGACCTGAACTCCATGAAGACCGCACATCAGGCCGCGTTGGCGCATGCGTCGGCGCGGCAGGATGCGGCCGCCAAGGATCAGAAGGCTCGACACACGGAGCAGCTGCACCAGCAGAAGCTCTCGCACAACGAGCAGAAGCATCGTCTCGCACTGCGTCAGAAGACGCAGCAGGCGAAGGCGAAGGCTTCGTCCAAGGAGTAATCATGGCAGGTCGAGCAACGTATAGTGAGGACGCGAAGGCTAAGGTCTTCGCGGCGCTGGCGGCGAATGATGGGAACGTGAAGCGGACAGCCCGTGACTTCGGGATCCCTTCCTCCACCATTCGCCGTTGGCGGGATGACTGGGAACGGGAGAAGAACCTTCCGTCGCAGGAGGCGCTGGAGGTCGCGACAAACGACTTCCTCACCGAGGCGAAGGAAGTGCGCAACCTCGCAATCGCGGAGTTGAAGCGCAAGATCCCGTCCGCCAACGTCTCCCAGCTGGTCGCCACCGTCGGCATGCTGACGGACAAGGTTGACCGGGTGGAGCACGTCAGCACCCAGGTCATCGACCACAAGATCAGTCTCCCCTCGTCGGAGGAGATCGCGGAGGCCCTGCGGGGTCTTCAGCAGGTCGCGCTGGAAGCAGCAG